GTTAGATTAACACAATATACCCGAAGTTTCCGTAGAGCCAACGAAAGCAGCTAGAGCGCCCGCCCGTGATTACGAACCCTCTCCTCAGCTTGTTTAAGCAAATCGAATTTCAGCTTGTTTTAGCAAACTATTTATCCACTTGTTTGAGTTATAATTAAATAGTCAGATTCGACGTTTATATTCATATTTGAATATTTGTTTCCCATTCCAATTAACTAGACGGAATGCGAAGTAAAGATAAACGTAGTGCCCGGAACAACACCAAGAGTATCGAGAGACAAAGCTCCCGAACTCCTTCAGTAAACATTAGAGATTTGGAACAATGTAACAGTTTTGTGGACAAACATGTAAATAATAAATCGAAATGGTTCCACCAAAAAGTTCAATTGTACAATACCTCTACATTCGAAAATCACACTCTACCTATATGGTTAGCTCAAGTCACATACGCACAGATTCCTATGCTTTTAAGTAAATTCATTAACCATGAACCAGTTTATAGTACTCCTGAGGAGGCAAAACAATCTGTTGAGGTTAAACGCGATGTTAAGTTTTTGAAAAGTTACTTAATGCGCGTTCATAATTTGACAGATCATGATATTTATGAATTGCAAAGCATATTGTTTGCAGTATATGGTAAAACACAGGATGTATATATTGAACATCCTTTAACAGTGCCTATCAAGCATTATCAATATAATCCTACATCCCAAGTCAAGATGAATAAGTTCCCCGATGATGATTGCTTCGAAGAAAGTACATCATTTAATAAATTATATTTCCTAGTTGAGTCACTTGACGCTAAGAATAAGCAATTACCTCTTAGTCGTGTTCGACAGATAATTAGAAGTATGATTAAAGATGGACATCATCGAGGTATGATCATGTTGAATTTGGAGCATAAGATGCCTTGTGATCTACGTGATGATGTTGGTAGAGAGTATGCGTGGTTTTTACCATACTTAAATCCAAATATACTCACGTATAGGATTCACAATTATTCGAAATTTTATGATCTAATGCGTAGACAGTTAAAATCTTTGAAAGATAAGATACTAAACTACTCGTCAGATTACATTCGCTATTTAGAGTTGACTGTTGCTGAAAGAGAAGCTAAACGAGCTCATGATGTGCAGTTGTTTAAAATGGCTCTCAATCACCCTCAGATTCAACAGCTGTATTTGGCCGGTTATGATCATGAGTACATATGTGATTACGTATATGCGAATCATATTGATCATGCGACGGGCAAATTTATTATGCAAGTTGAATCAAACCCAATTGATATGGGCGTTAATTATTCTCTCTATCAATTGTTTGTTGGTTTTGCTGTATTACTCACCGTCGTGGCATTACTAATTGTGGCTAACGTATTAAAAGAGAAATATGGTGAATTTACTCAGTGGGTTAATGAAGTATCCAAAGATGCTAACCACGCGACTAAACGCATATCAAATGTCGTTGAGCGCATCGACGATCTCGTTGATTTGGCTAAGAGTTTTCATGACAAAATAGATGACGTTGTTGAAGATGTCAAGAATGATGTTGTCAAGACCACAAAAGTTATGAAATCAATACAAACCATTGACGATGTTGTCAATAATTTGATTAAGGGTTTATTGACTGATCCAAACATCAATGTGCATCCACAAATTAAATTGGTATTAGTTGATATCAAGAGTATTTGTACAGGTATTTACTTCACTTCAGTTGGTAACTACACTGGAGCTATGTCGGAATTATCCAACCTAGCAATAACACATATCGAGGTTTTTAAGAATGCCACTTTTGTTATTGGAAATCTTGTGACCCAGGGTGTATTTGGTTACGCTGATGTTGACGACAAAGAAATACTTATAGACAAAACCTTGTATTCCTTCATTAAATCTAAAATCCATGACAAATCTTTGACAGAAGAACAAGCTCAACAAATTTTAGAAGCAGAAAGGCTCAAATTTGAGACTCATTCTAAAGGAGATTTATTCACTGTAGATTTTAATGAAAGATCGTATACATTACCAACTATATTCAAGAAATGGTATGAGAGTTGCCTAGATAAGGGTTACGATCAGAAATTGCTTGAGAAATTAGTTGCTAAGAAGTCAGTTGATCCCTCAGCTATTACCGCAAATTCGAGTTTTGATCTTAAAAACATTTACACTACTATTGGCAGTTACTTTCATTGTATCACTAATGGTATTAATGTTAAAGATCTACAGCTATTGAACGCGTTAACTACAACGTGTAAGAATGCACTACAATTTTCAGTGTCAGCCATTGAAGTTTGTAAATGGATTTTTTCCAGTGTTTGCTTATTTTTATTTGGGTTTGATCCCATCAATGGTGATGTGAATTTACTCATCAATGAAATGAAAGCAATATCAGTCTTACACGAGAAGTTTTTGGATGTTAAAACCCAGATGTCCATTGATAAACAACTTTGTCAGGATGTTATATATGTGTATCACAGGATGAATGCTATTTATCAGAGTGAATTGTTCGCAGTTGTGCCCAATCACATAATTAAACGTTACAATGAAGTGTTCAAGTCGATGGAAAGTATGTTTGCAAAAGCTAAAGCTTGTTCAACAGGATTATGCGTTCGCAAAGAACCAGTTGTTATTGGCTTATTCGGAGCACCCGGATCAGGAAAATCAACTAGTTTGAATTTTCTTGTGGATGCTTTAACGAAAGCTAAAGGATTGGATCCGAATCGTGAACATAGGTATACTTATATGGAACGAGGGACCGACGTGTTTTTTACAAATTACGTTGGACAAGAATTCTTTATTTATGATGAATTTTTACAGTGTACTATGCCTGAAATCAGATCCAGAACGTGCACTAATTTCATTAGTATGAAGAACACCGTTCCCATGAATTTACCTATGCCTGATATAGAATCTAAAGGTAACACTTATTTTGTTTCAGAGTATATGTTGATTACGTCAAATTACTTCGTTAATGGGTTTGAAAATGCCACGTTGAATGACGTTGGTGTTGTTGATCCGGAGGCGATTAAGAGGCGTTTTGATATTGTTATACATAGGGATGAGAAAGTTGATGTTACTGTGAAAACTCACGAGTTGTTGTTTAGAATCGATAAATGCGTTTGTTTTCCATCTCTTGTGGGAAAAACAGTTCCTCTTATGACTATTGTTGCTTTAGCGCTACAGTGTGAAAAAGAGATAGAGGAACGTTTCATCAAAATACAAGATAACAACATTTTAACTTACAATTCAGATGAGTTACGAAATCGGTTGCAAAGTATACTTGACAATCTGAATCGCAAATCAACCCCCCCAAATGAGGATGAATTAATACGCGACGATGTCGATCATGCTTCATCCGAATCGAATGCATCAAGTGTTACGTATAAGTCAGAGCAGAATCTTGAATTGTTCAACGATATACCAACGTTAAGTGCAAAGGTTATCAACTTAACGTCAGCCACAGTGGATAGAGTTCATTATTATTTAGACGAAACTACAGCTTTTAGTCAGTCAGCAATCCAAACATTAGTTAAATTGTGCCCAACATATAAAACTATTGAGGGTTGGTACGCTGAATTTTTAGCAACCGCATCTAAGTATCGCATTCCTATGTGCATACAAAGTTTTGATGATGATGACCCAACTTTTAGTGGCTTATATGATACATCCACACTCATAGCAGTAACTTTGAGTCTTGCGACTATAACTTTGTCTGTTGCTGGTTATTTTGCGTATGACTGGATATTCCCAAAGAATAAAGAAGAATATGTTCTTAAACCAAATTCTTTCTCTTCGTGGCAAATTCCCGAATATTCGTATGAAGATAGGGAAGCGTACAGGGAATGGAAATATGAGCAAAATGATTACCTGGCCAATAGGAGGGATATTCGTGTTGAGGTTCATCGTTGGATGGGCGTTCATCTGGAGTCTAAAGTTTCGTATTACACCCAATTAGGAACTACAGTTGCCAATTGCTGTTTCTACATCGAGGGTGAAGTGCTTGACAATAGTGGTACAGTAACGTACGCCGAAGAAGCTGTTGGATTTCACTTGGATAAAGGTGTAGTGGTAATACCAGCGCATTTCTTTTATGCTTTGGCTGTAAAACCATTGACCAAGATCCGAATTAAAATCACAACTATGCACAAAGGTGTTAAATCCTATACGTTTGATTTACCTACTGAGATTGGTACTATACCAAATATGGATTTAGTATCTTTCAAGTTGCCTGGTGATATACCAACTCCTCCAAGTTCATTAAAGTACTTTGTTGAGAAAAGTCAACCACTGGTAGAAGGTGTGCGCATTAACGTCGTTGTGCCTATGAGCGACGGAACAGTGTCAACAATAGCCGGGACTTTAGCCAACGCTATACCCAAATTGGAATATCTCGTTGGAAGAGAAGTCTTTTTATTGGAGCAACCAATAACGTATTATGGCGAGACTAGTAAGGGGTTTTCTGGTGGTTTAATAGCCGTTAGGAATAGCTCTGGCGGCGTCACCGCTCTCGGTATGCACGTTGGTTCTTGCACTGGTAGAAGTCTTGATAAAGGCATAAAACTTGGTTTACCAATGGATTATAACCTTGTTATGAGTATTGTTAACGCTATGGCACCATCCGTATCGGTTGAATCGTGCCCAACGTTCCCGATGCGGTATAGTTTAAACCAAGATAAAAGGTACCAGAATGTAGTCGTGGCGCGCAAATCCAAAATAGTTGCATCTATGCTCCATGGTTTTGTTAAAGATCACTACAAGATACCTGTAGACATGCGTATTAAGAACAGAGGCACACCTGAAGAATTTGACCCCATATTGAAAGGGTTAGCTAAGTTTGGACAAACTCATTACAAATGCAATTTTACGCTGCGTGATGAAATTGTAGAATGGTTTGATCGGCTGTATGCTGCTCCCAGGGAGAAAAATGTAAAGGGTACAACTTATGTTCTCAAGCGACTTTTAACCAAACAAGAAGCTCTTAATGGCATACCCGAATTGTATTTTAAAGGTATAAATATGGGCACGTCACCCGGAATACCGCTTAATAAATCTAGCACTTCTGGGAAAAGTCCTCATCTATATCGGAGCCAGGATGACGGTCTCATATACATGACTCCTGAGTTCGAAGCATCTTTAGATGAATTTCTAAGATGTTTGGAAAGTGGTGAGCATTATGAGATACGTTTTGCTGTTTCGGGTAAAGATGAATTGCGACTTCCCGAGAAAGTTAAAGCAGGGAAAGTTAGGGCATTTTGTGTGGCACCCTTAGTGCTTATTATTGTTCAGAGAATTTATTTTGGTATGCATTCCACATGGGTACACAGTTTATGCGTCGACAAACCTGTTGCTGTTGGGTTGAATCCCCATTCTGCTGAGTGGCAGAAAATGATTCATCCCTTTAGACGCTGTGATACCATATTGGCTGGTGATTTTGCCAATTGGGATGGTAAGGTTCCTAAAGATGCAGGTCTTATTTACCTTCAACATGTTAATAATTGGTACGATGATGAGTATTCAGACATTCGACACCGTATCATGGATTATATTTGGGAGGCTCGAGTTCAATTCGAGGATAAAGTCATCGATCTTCAGGGAGGTTGCCCCTCGGGGCATCAAGGAACGTCAGATTACAACTCCTTTTGTAATAGTGCGATGATTTATGAAACGTTGCGTGCAGGATTAGGTTTCAGGGCTGATCAATTCGTTATTAAAACCTATGGTGATGATAATCTTATTGGTGTAACGTGCCCCCGAGGGACCGTGAGTATACCAGACATTGCAAAAATACTTTTTGAGAAATTTGGTGTCGAATATACCCACAGTTCCAAGAAAGAATTCTTAGGCCATGACACAATAGAGACGGTGTCGTTTATTGGGCGGAAATTTGTTCTTGGTGAAGATGGTTATATGCGTGCTCCTTTGGACCTCGAAGTTATAAAGAATGCAGTTTGTTGGAAGAAGTCTAGAGCTGATGAAATTTTAGTTCTCCGTAACACCATACAGTCGGTGTATGTCGAATTGTCTCATCACAGTCCTGCCGTTTTTACGGCCGTTACCCGACAATTGGGTGAGTATATTCAAACTCATCACCCTGATCATTACGATGCTCTAATTTGTAACAATGCGTTGTATACATATCAACAATATAAAGATTTCAAATATGGGCCAAACCCAAAGAAATTTGAAACCTACATTGAGTAAATCAACGTATTCTGTTTTGTAAATAGTATCAATATTATATCATATTTTTGTACATATATCCGGTGGGTTATAATAATACACACAGTAAATTCTCTAGGCGAATATCAGAATGTTAACGATTCACATGGTTTGATGGATCGAAGAGTTGTGGATTCCACAACGACCCAAGAAGTGCAACTTGGTAATTACGATGATGCGAATCAATTTAAAGCCTCATCTGCAAATAGCACAACAATTCAGTCTTCCATGACTTCTGTTAATATGGAAACTTTTGATTTAAGTAATACTATGTTGCGTGAATATCCAATAGGGCAAGTGACTTGGTCAACTGTGTCTGGTCCTGGAACAGTTATTGCAACTTTTGATTTTCCAAGTGTTTTATTTTCTCAACGTTATATACAGGAGAAAATAAAAGACTTTCGTATGTTTCGAGGTGGTGTGCGGTTAACATGTCGAATGTCAGCTTCATCGTGGTTATATGGTAAGGTTATGGTTTTTGCCGATCCATGTTACACTGGTGTTGTCGCTGACAATCGACACGCGTATACAACTACAGTCTCACCGTATATAGCTAGTGGTTTTCCACATATTTTGATGTCTGCATCTGCATCTGATGCTGCTGTTTTTGATTTACCATACGTGTCTCCGGACAGGGCATTGGATTTGGACAATTACACTGAAGCAGAATTGTGGCGTGTTAGAATAATTGTTTTGAATGATTTGAGGCACGTTGATGGTATTGCAGCGTCAGCGCAAATTTTAGTTACGGCTCAATTTACAGACGTTGACATGTATTTACCAAATGATTTCTCCACTGAGTCTAAACGTAAAGAAATACATAAGAAAACTGCACAGCATTCCGTTGCCTCAAATTTGGAATCGAAAGAAGTTTTGGATGCGGCTATAACTTCGTCTGGTTTTGGCCAAACTGTTTCCGACATTTTTACGATTGGGAAGAGTTTGGCAACTATTGCCGCAGTCGCAGGTTTATCTAAACCATCCACCATGGACATGACGCAAGTTACAAAGATTAACCCATACAACGATATGAGTACTTCGAAAGGTGTTGATACCTCATTAGTTGCTGGTTTGACGCAAGATAATGAAATTTCAACCAAACCAAATGTTGGAGGTGTTGATTTAGATGAGATGGAATTTAAGTATGTTTGTGGAACACCAACGTTGATAAATTCTTTTAACATGATACCAACGTCTCCCATCACGGAAGTAGCATCTGCTTCGTTGAATAACGCGTTGGGTGTGTTTAATTACGCGGAGTTTGTAGGTCGTATGTTTAGATATTGGTCTGGTTCGATTAAAATTAAAGTATATATAACTGCATCCAACATGCATTCAGTACGTGGTGTTTTTTATTTTAATGAGTACGCAACACAAAACAACAACGCATGGCAAAATTGTTACCATAGGGTGGTCGATATTCAGGGTGATATGGAAGTTGATTTCGTATTACCATGGTCCGAAAACTCAATCGCAGCTTCTACCACTGCCGCACCAACTATGGCTCTATATTTTAGAGTTTTGACATGGTCACAAGGTGCAGCAGCAACAACTAGCTCACCAATTAGTTTAAATGTATACAAAGCCCTTGCTTCTGATGTACAATTTGGTGGCTTGACGGATTTCATTGTTGAACCACAATCGAACCCTAGAAAGGATTTTACTATGGATTTTGAACCAATTCATCCATCAATATCCTCTTATGAGCACAAAGGTTTAATATGGGGAGAGATGTATACTTCTTTAAGGGAAGTCATACATAGATATTATCCATACGCAGTAGCTAGCACTACGGCACCATTACCTTGGTATCGGTCGACTGGTTCTTTGGGAACAAATATATTTTATGGTTTGGAAGCCATTGGTTTGTTGTATCGGTTTTTCCGTGGTTCTGTGCGTTGGAAATTGTTGCAAAAGGATAATGTCAATAGAGTAGCTTTATCAACTTATTCTTCTACTAGTAGTGGTGCTTTTCAAGGTTTTAGTATGTCGTCAACTGTCAACCCTCTTTGTGAGTTGGCCACCCCTTTTTATGTTAGTACATTGTTTGTGTCAACTTCCACTCCACAGACTGGAGGACGTGGTGTTTTTGCAGATAGAAGAGGTGGGCAATATGAATTCAAGGCAGCAGGAGATGATTTTTCTTTTCATTTCTTATCTCCTCCTCCTTCCAATTACCTGGTCAAGACTACCCACAATTACGGCTTACAAGCCTTTAGAACGTGGTTAGCAACTTAGTGTTGATACCACACGTTCCTGGTGTTCGTTAACATTGTTAACACATACCTTTAGCTTTTTCCCGGCCCAATGGCCGAGGCGAGTAATCGCTTTAAAAATATTACTTTCCTCATCTGTAGAGTCTAC